GCCACCGCCCAGGATGGGTGAGGGGTGGGCACTGTTTTATGTTGCGAATCTTACCCCAGAGGTAAGGATGATGACACAAACTATATCAGAGAGGTGAATACATGACTGCTGAGAAGCTGGCAGAGCTTGCGGGGATTTTGTTGTCGCTGGCGTTCTCTTACGTTCCGGGATTACGTGAACGATACGACGCCTTAGAGGGGATCCACAAGCGCCTGATTATGGGCGGCGCGCTCCTGGTTGTGGCGGGCGTGGTCTTTGGTCTGTCCTGTGCCGGGATTATCGGTGACGTGGTGTGCTCTGAGGCGGGCGCTGTTGGATTGGCGCGGGTTTTCATTGCTGCACTGATTGCGAACCAGGCCACCTACCTCCTGGTTGGCAGTGGTGTACCTCATACTGCGTAGATTGGTAAATCACAAATGAACGCAGCGCAAAATACACCCCAGCGGCTCGCGGTCGCCTTCCCTGACGGCGAGGGCTTCACGTGGCATGAGTTCATCGCCACGGGCAACGTGCTATTCCTGGGGGAAGCGCCTGACCCGGAGCCGGTGGATACTCCTGAGCCTCTACCGGAAAAGATAGACTGGTCTGACCTGCTGCGCTATTCGCAGAATAATGTTCTGTGGCGTAACTTCGAGTACGCGGGCGGGACAACGTTCGGAACCGCCGGTTGTTTTGTTGTCTGCGTGGCGATGCTGGCTCAGATTGTCTACGGCATCACGTTTATGGACCCGGTGGATACGGCCAAACTTCTGAGGAAGGCCGGGGCGTTCAACGGTAACCTACTGAGCAATCTTGAAAATATACCCGTTGCTTTTCCTGATCTGATGCTGAAATCACCGGAGACGCGTGGCGCTATCCATTATCGGGATACCGCCGCAGACATGGAGTACATCGCCGCTGAATTGGTGAACGGGCCGCTCATTGCCGAGGTGGCCTTTGATCCGAAGCGGAAAGTATTTGACGGCAAAAGCTGGAATCAGCACTTTGTCCTGATCGTCTCCGTAGACCTGGAAGCCGATACCGCTATGATAGCCGACCCGTGGGACGGGGAGCTTAAGCAGCTTACCACGTCGCGGTATGCGCTTTCAGGCTGGAAGGCGAGCCGGATTATAACTGGGTTGCGATTGGTGAGGTTGGCATGATAGCGCGGCTGTGGATCATTCGAGTAATGACCGCCGCCGCGCTGTTTGTTATTCTGTGCGTGATCGGGGGCATTGCATGACTTATACTTTTGATTCATTCGAAGATGGTACTAAATTAGGCGTGACCTGCATCCCGATGCGTGATCCTGACAGCCGCTACAAAGTTGAGTGGGGCAACACGCCTCGCCCAGCCGGTTGGGATTTAGCCTATCTCCATGACCCTGATTATGTGCCAGATTGGGATCATGACAATGTTGACGGTATGTGTCAACCGGAAACCGGAGTATCCGAACCGGCATTCAAAAAACAACGGGTGCACTCCGGGGATCACAGCTTCAAGCTGTTCGGCTATGGGCGGATATTCGATACCTGCATTTATCGCCGCATCAGAGCTGATAAAGGGCAGCAAGTCACGGCGTCTATCTGGGCGCACGCATGGAGTAGCCTGAAAGACGACGATCCAGAGCAGAGTACCGGCGTTGGAAAAGGAGCTTTCTCGAAAGAAGCGGGCACCCCAGGCCTTACAGATGCACAGCGAAATATTACATTCCACATCGGCATTGACCCCACCGGCGGCAAAGACCCGCTCTCGGATAGAATTGTTTGGAGCAAGGGCCGCCACATTTACAATGTGTGGGATCAAATCGAGGTGGAGGCAATTGCCGACCCGGCAGATGCCGAAAGCGGCGACAAGGCCAAGGTAACAATCTTTGTGCGCATGACGTCTATCTGGCGGCACCGGCATAATGATTGCTACCTTGACGACTTCGAATGTACCGTTGCGGATGCAGAGCCAGGGGAACCAGAAGAACCCAAAGAGCCAGAGGAGCCGCCGGTTGTTGTTGTGGGCGCTTCCCCGCAGTCGGTTACCGTGGCATGGGAGAACCTGCCCACAACTGAGGATATGGCCCCCATTGACACGTTCCTGAATACGAACTATCCCGCCTGTGAGGTGTTTCACATCATCGGTGGCGACGATAACCCGGAGCCAGAGGAACCAGAACCGGAAGAGCCGGAGTACATCGCGGGCCTACACCCGCTTGGGTTTCACGTGCAAGACATCATCGGGATTGAAGAGGCCTTCAAATCCTACGTGGAGCACGTCAAGCCGGGTGTGATTAAGCTCGTGGGCAATCCGGGCCTTGCTAAGACGATCAAGGAATTATCACCGGAGACGCGCGTGGTGTACCGGCACTATGCCACCGCAAAAGAGCAGGACGCCTATCTGAGCAGCATGAACCCGCTCACCTGGGCGGAGTTGTTAGCGCGGGATATTGCGGGCTGGGAGCAGTACATCGATTTCGTCGAGAGCCTGAATGAGGTACTGAAATCCAATGACCCCGCCAACATTGCCCAGGTGGTAGAGTTTGAGCGCGGGTTTATTGCGGCATTGCGTGTCCTGGGAATGACTCAGAAGCCGGTCATCTTCTGTGCCGCAGTCGGGAATCCCCACGAGAGCCAGTTTGCAGATATGATACCGGCAGTGCGGGATCTGGTAGCGGCAGGCGGCGCCATCGGCTATCATGCCTATTGGTGGGCGAATAAGGACGCGGATGGGCTACTGGATTGGTGGCCCTATCATGCCGGGCGCTGGCAAGAAATGGATAGAGCATTTGCCGCCGCCGGGCTGAGGCCGCTGTACATCCTCGGCGAGGCCGGGGTGCTTGGGTCGAAGGACGGCGGGGAGCATCTGCTACCGGAAGACGGGTGGCGGGAGTGGATGGAGCTTCCGGAGTACCTTGAGGATCTGCAAATCTTCACCGACTTGGTGGACGAATGGAACGAAGAGCACGGCGGGCGCTGTCTCGGCGCGACCCTGTTCACGCTCAATAAAAGCGACTGGAAAAGCTTCAATTTCAAGGCCGGAGAGATTCACGTCATGGAAGAGGGGATACTGTGAGCCGCGTACACGTACAAGGCGACTTGCGGGCCGACAAAATCAAGTACCCTGACGGCGTGGGGTGCTGTATCTGGTATCCCCTGCCGGGCACAGAGGAGGCAGGTATATGCTTTGACTTTCCTGCTTGTGACCTTCCCGATATGATCAAACTCTTGCAAACTCTCCAGGATGCCGAACCGGATATAATCGAAGACGACGAAGAGAGCGCCGCCGTTGTCGCGGCATTGAAGGAGTAGAACATGCTTGCAGTATGGGTACAAAAAACAGTGGCCGACACGACCGCCGAAGCTGACGCGCTCATAACGCGCTATGCAGCGGACGGGGTGACTGATATTTTCTACTATAATGGCTATACCTCGAATTACGCCGCCCTCGCCTACCTGACCACGGCAGCGCACGGGGCCGGGCTGCGGGTCCATGCCTGGCTGTGCTTTGGGGCGGACCTCTACGGGCTTAATTCGTCCTGGAAGTGTTCGGGCGTAGCCTTCACTAATTTCGGCATTGAGGCCGCCCGCGTGAAGATGGCCGCGATTGTGAGCGCGATCCTGCAAGCCGTGCCAGATATTGACGGCTTCCACCTCGATTATATGCGCAGCCCCACGATCGACAGCACCGCCCATTACACCGCCGCCGCGGTAACGGACGCGATAGAGCGCATAGCCGAGGCGTCCGAGGGCAAGACGCTATCGGTAGCTGTGAAGGCCTATAAAGACGATTGGAACCGTTGGGCGCAGAACTGGCCGGCCTGGCTGAATGACAGCCTGGTTGACCTGGTAATCCCGATGTGCTATCACCCGCTACGCTCTGACACTGACACGGCCTATCACGTACAGTCCTGGGTAGCAACTAACGCGCCGATGTGGTTGGTCGTTCCGGGCTTGGCGGTGATCGATACCGGGGTTAGCGGCGAGCCGCTCAAGACGACGACACAGATGGCAAACGAGGCGGCGCTGTTTGTCAAGCTCGGCTTTGGTGATGCGGCCCTATTTGACAATCGAGCTACGGATGCGCAGATAGCCGCCGTGGCCGCCGAACTGCCAGAAGATGAGCCAGACGCCACAGCAGAGGAATTACTGACAGAGATTCAGGAGGATATGATGGGCGTGAAGGATACGATTTTATCAGAGGCGGAGAAACTGAAAGAGCAGGCCGCCGCGCTGTTGCTGATTGCGGCAAGCCTACGGGCGCAAGCCGAGGCCCTGGAAGCGGCTGACGTGAAGGCCGATGAACTGGCGGCGTTGCTGTAAGTAGACAAAAATGGATAGAAACCGCGATAGATATTCAAATGTGCATAGCTTTCTATCCAGATTGGGGACACCATGACCGATCAACAGTATATTGAGGCTACAAAGCGCATCTACGAGCTGATGAGATTGTCTGATATGACGCCAGAGCAGGGGGCGGAATTTGATAGACTGCTCATAGCAACCGAGGAATATGAGCGCCTACATTTTCCGATAGGGGAAGGATAAGCTATGAACGACGTGGCCTTTGGAATCTTTGCGGCCTGCCTCATTGGCTTGATCGGGGCGCTGATCCTCAATGCCTGGGAAGCGATGATCTATCGCGGAAATCTGCGGAAGCTGCGCGCTTATATCGAGAGCCTGCATTGTGAGCACCGGCTGAGTAATGACGAGCAGTTTGACGCCGTGATGGCATACATCATGGCGATTTTGGGCGAGAGGTAACAGGGGGCAACATGGCGGCTGCATCGAAATCATCCATTGAACTGGCGGTTATCACCGAGAACGTTACCGGGATGCGCGACGATATTAGGGCCTTGCGCGCCGACCTGACCGGGGTGTTGGCCGACCACGAGAGCCGTCTCAGAGCCAGTGAAAAGATACTACAGGGGATGGTGCATACTCAGGAGCAGCTCGCCGACCATGAAGAGCGGCTGCGCTGCGTAGAATCGGACACTGCTGAGATGAAGGTTAATCAGAAAACGACGACCGGCATGCTGGCGGCGCTGCAAATAGCCGTGGGGGCCGTGGCGGCCTGGTTGGGGATGCGGCAATGAATGAGCAACGTTACGCGGGCTGTTTGCGGGTGATCCTGGGCGGGGTGCTATTTGTCATCTTGCGCATTCTGGCGCGGGTGTTGTTTGGGATATGAAAGCACTTATCATCTTCCTGTCAGGCGCAGTGTGTGGTATAATTGTATATACAGTATCGATACACGCGATACGACGATATAAAGCCGAATGCTACCTCAGAATGCTGCAAGATTGGAATTATGGAGTGCCTAAATGGGAAATGACCACATCGATCTAAACGACCTCCAACGCACGGTATACCGCAATGTGACTAAGCGCGGCTACCTCAATGGCCGCACGCCGTGGGACATCGTAGACCGGCAGCTAAAGAAGGCGATGGAAGAACTCGGCGAGGTGGCCCGCTGCGTATTCGATGGCGAATATCCGCCCGCCTCTGAGATTGCCGACGTGGCAATTCCCCTTTTCGTCATGGCTCAGGAATGCGGGGTAGACCTGCTGGCGGAAGTGCTACGGAAGAGCACGGCGGATATCGAACGTGGCATTAGGGGATCCGCTGGATGTGACGCCGAGAGTAACAAAATAGGGGAAGCGTAAGAATGCCGAAAACCATTGACAGCATCACCGACTTGCAACCCGACCCCAGGAATGCCAACAAGGGCACGGAGCGCGGGGCCTACATGGTCGCGCATAGCCTAGAGGAATACGGCGCTGGGCGCTCTATCCTGGCCGATGCTGAGGGCGTCGTGATTGCGGGCAATAAGACACTGCAAGCCGCCGCCGACCTGGGGATACCGGTCAGGGTGGTGCAGACTGACGGGCGGGAGTTGGTCGTGGTGCAGCGTACTGACCTCAGCCTCATGGATGACGACCAACGGGCGCGCCTGCTGGCCTACGCCGACAACCGGGCATCAATCGTTTTCATCTCTGTCCTCCGTTCTTGATATTATTAGTATAGAGCAAGATTATTAGAATAGCATTAGATTACTATGATTTGGGATAACTTGGGATAATCTGCGAAATAAGCGAGTGGTATGGCATACAAGGCGCGTGATTTTATAGAGGTGATACCGGGTAGCGGCGGCATTATTAGCACCATCGCCGCCCGTGTCGGCTGCGCCTGGCATACCGCCCGCCGTTTCTGCATGGAAGTCAAGGCCGTTCGGGAAGTCTACGACGATGAGGTAGAAAAGACAATCGATCTGGCGGAAGCGGTGATCCTAAACGCACTAAAAGAGAAGGACACTACGACAGCGAAATGGTACTTGACGATGAAGGGCGCGCCCAGGGGCTATGCACCTACGCAGAAGAATGAAGTCACCGGGGCCAGCGGTGAGCCGATGACGATTCGAGTAGAGTACTTCAATGGACAAGACGATACAGATTGACCAACGCCACCATAACGCCGTGTACCTGCCCTACCTGACGGCAGAGCAGCGGACACAGGTATTCTTCGGCGGCGCGTCGTCTGGGAAGTCTGTCTTTCTGGCCCAGCGGTGTGTAGTCGATCTATTGAACGGCGGGCGGAACTATCTTGTCTGTCGCGCTGTGGGTCGCACTATCCGCCGGTCAGTGTTCAATGAGATCATCAAGATCATTGGTGGCTGGGGACTGTCTGAGTTGTTCACGGTCAACAAAAGCGAAATGATCATTACTTGCAGTAATGGCTATCAAATCATGTTCGCCGGGCTGGATGATGTAGAGAAGCTCAAATCGATGATCCCAGCGCGCGGGGTGATTACGGATATCTGGGTAGAGGAAGCGACCGAGACCGACCGCGACAGCTTGAAGCAGCTCTACAAACGGCAGCGGGGCCAGAGCGACAAACCGAAGCGCATGACGCTATCATTCAACCCAATCCTCAGAACGCACTGGCTCTATGGTGAGTACTTCGGGGGCTGGACTGATTCACAGCAGGAACTCGCTACACCAGATTTACTGATCCTTAAAACGACGTACAAAGACAATGCGTTCCTGACGGCCGATGACATCAAAGACCTGGAGAATGAGCGTGATGCCTATTTCCGCGACGTGTACACCCTGGGGAACTGGGGCACGCTGGGCGACGTCGTGTTCACCAACTGGCGGGTAGAGGATTTAAGCGAGCGGCGCGCCCATACGGATAAATTCTACAACGGCCTGGACTTCGGCTTTTCGTCTGATCCGGCGGCCCTGGCCGTCATGGGGTACAATCCTGACAAGAAAGAGCTTTACCTATTCGATGAGATCTATGAACGCGGGCTAACTAATGACGTGTTAGCGGATCTAGTTAAACAGATGATCGGTAGCGATTATGTGTACTGTGACAGTGCCGAGCCGAAGAGCATAGAAGAATTGCGACAGCACGGCGTCCATGCACTACCGGCGGAGAAGGGCCGCGACTCGGTATGGTTTAGCATCCAATGGCTGAAGCAGCACACTATAGTCATTGATCCGCGGTGTGTCCATGCCATCCAGGAGTTCCAGCAATTCCAATGGCAGAAGAACAAAGACGGCGACTCGCTTAAGGTGCCGGTGGATCGGAATAATCACTACATTGACGCGGTACGTTACGGGCAGGGGGTCAATATGCGCACACAAAAGAGCGCGGGGGCGGTGTGGTAATGGGTAACGAGAAAGAGCAAGAACTCATGACCCTGGCGGCACAAATGAGCCGGGATATGCTGGCGCGGGCCCTGGGGCAATATGCCTACGAGGGCAACCGTGATTATTACACCGTCCTGGGCTATGAACGCAACCCGGACTACGATTACTACATGCAGCGGTATGAGCGCGGGGACATCGCCTCGCGGGTGGTAGACCTGCCGGCGCAAGACACCTGGAAGCGCCCGCCGATGATTTCCGAGAGCGACGAAACCGACACGCCGTTCTGTGACGCCTGGGAAGAACTCTCCAACCGCTTGCGGGTGTGGTCGGCCTTGACGCGCGCCGACCGCCTGAGCGGCATCGGGCGGTACGGTGTGCTATTGATCGGCACCAAAGACAGCACCGACCTGAAAACGCCGCTTAAGGCCGGGGTACTCAAAAGCCCGCAAGATGTGCTGTACCTGCGCCCACTCGATGAGAAAGGCGCAACCATCGCCTCCTGGGTGCATGATCCCGCCTCGCCGCGTTACGGGATGCCGGAGCTATACAGCATCGATGTGAGCATGGGTGACCTAAGCGGGCAAAAACTTGTCCACTGGACGCGGGTGCTTCATCTCGCAGACGGTAAGCTAAACTCCGATACCTACGGCACGCCCCGCTTGCTCAAGGTACTGAATCGCCTGGACGACCTGGTTAAGCTCGTGGGCGGCAGTGCTGAGGCTACCTGGTTGGGGATGCGACCCGGCACGATGTTTGGCCCCAAAGAGGGCTATGACATGGATACCACCACCAAGCGCTCGGAATTGGAAGAGGAGATATACCGCTATGCCCACGACCCGCTGCGGGTACTCCTAATGCGGGGTATCGAAGCGCAGCAATTAGGCGCGCCGTCAGTCATTGACATTTCGGGGCCGTTCGATGTGGCAATGTCGCTTATCTCGGCGGCCTCCGGCATTCCCAAACGCATCCTTATGGGGAGCGCCGCCGGGGAGCTGGCCAGTGCGCAGGAAGATTCTCGTCAATGGGCCGGTACGATTCGGGCACGGCAAAAGACCTATGCCGAGCCGGAAATACTCAGGCCGCTAATTGACCGCTTGATTATGATCGGGGCACTGCCGAAACCGGCGAACGGCTATGACATTGGAGAACTTGACCCGAAAACCGACGGGCGGGAATGGCCCTCCATCCTGGAGAATACCGAGATTGAAGACGCGCAAATTGTCCAGGCGCGTGCGCAGGCAGTGCGCACGCTCTCGGATACCGTGACGGGTCAAATGCCTATCACCCACGACGAGGCGCGGGAACTCCTGGGCTATCCACCGGAAGAAAAGTCACAGATTACGCCGGAGAATCCCCTGATCCGCCCCACTCTCCCACCGTTCACCAATGCGCTGCGGGTCAATCGCTGGAACGTGCCGGTTAACGTGCCAACGCTGGGGATTGAAGCAGCGAATGAGGAGCTATTGCAATTCTCGGCCTCGATGCAGCTATTGGCCGAACAGGCTGCGAAAGGCGAGATAGACCGCGACCGTTACGAGCAGGAGTTAGCCGCGCTCATCATGGCTATCTCGGTATCGCTGTACCTGGCAGCCTCCGAGAAATCCTATCGTGAATTGGAAACCGCCGACTTCCTGGTAATTCGTGACTATCAGCAAGTCGCCCTGGACAGCATCGACAATCTAAGCGAAGACCTGTACGAGCGCCGATTCTTCGATCCTGAGACCGGGGATATTATGCTACCCGCCCTGGGACAGCGGCTCTCCCTGTGGGTACTGGGGGCGTTGGGGTTGGCGAATATCGCACAGGCATTAGGCCACCCGGAGGAACGCTACGAATGGGTCTTAGGGGCTACGGTGCAGCACTGTGACGATTGCGCCCGGCTTAACGGTCAGGTGCATACCGGGGACGAATGGAAGCGCAGTGGCTTTATGCCCCAGGGTCGTAATTTGAAGTGCGGCGGCTGGCATTGTGACTGTAAACTCATGCGGACAAATCGCCCCACACAGGGCGGCTTTTAGATGATTGCCGGGAGGTAAGCATGGCTAAATTCAGAGATTTACCGGATACCGTGGTGAATGAGCCGGAGGTGGCTTCGGAGATTCTGACGCCACAGCGCACGTCAGCGCAGCGCATCGGGGAGGTCGTGGGGGCTATCATCGTCTATACCCTCGCCCTGCTGGCGCTCTCAACGGTTGTGGGGTTGTGGTATCGTTATGTGCTCCTGGGGCTGATCCTGCCATGAGCGAACAGAAGGCGGACGAATTGCGGCGCATAGTCCTGGCCCTGGATTGGACGCCGGAGCAATACGCGGCCATGCGGGCTTTAGTGGAGATTATTCATTACTGCCTCGTCCTCCTGGACGATGCGATCTGCGCGGCTTTTGCATTCAATCGCAAGGCGCGCGGGAAGTGGCAAGAGTAAGGTTTGTTTTCTATCTAATATCTGTGGTATAATGTAATTAGGTTGGGATTGCCTTCACCGGTAAGCCCGCACGGAATAGCAAGCTATTGATTGCTGTTTCATGCGGGCTTTTTCTGTTAGGGGGAATAATGAGCGACTGGGAAACTAACGGCGGCGGGTATCAAAAAATCTATGGGGAAAACAGCGCCGGTACTTCGGTAGTCATGCCGGTCAACGGTGATGCTATTACGGTATCTGGGCCAGTGCCAGCCACCTGGGTACAGAGTGCGGTGTCATTCGGTAGCGGCGGGACTGAGATTATCGCCGCCAATGCTGACCGGGTCTACATCGAGTTCCAGAATGACTCCGATACCGTCATGTACCTTAAATGGACTTCGGGCACCCCGGCGGTCAATGAGGGCCACCGACTCAACGCCAGCGGGGCCACCTTCGATATGTCGCTATCGCAGGACAACCTCTACCGTGGCGCGTTCTATGCCATCCATGCCGGATCAGGGGACAAGACCTTGCTCATCTCGGAAGGCTCGGTATAGACTATGGTGGCACGGAACGAGACGGTATATGAGCCTGTCCCGTCCTTGACATTCAACACCAACCCGCCGACGCCGTTTGACTATCTGCAAGGGCGGCTGTATTGGGACGCCACTGATCAGACTCTGGCAATATCCCAGGCTGGTGGAACGTCACCCGTTACCCTGCAAATCGGGCAGGAGATGCAGGTGCTTGTCTGGAATGATACCGGGGCGGATTTCCCCAATGGCGCGATTCTGCATCCTGTTGGCTCGGTGGCCTACCGCCCTAGCGCGGCACTATCGCAGGCCAACACGCTCGCTAATGCACGGGCGCGAGGCATTGCCACAATGGCGATCCCCAAAAATACCAGCGGATTTGTGACGACGTTCGGCATGGTGCGGGGCTTTGACACACAGACTCCGGGCTGGGCCGAGGGTGACACGCTCTATCTATCGGATACCGTCGCGGGCGGCTTACAGAATACGCCACCCACCAGCGGGTATAACGTTGTATGCGGCTACGTGCTCCGGCGACATCCGGAGGACGGGATTATTTTCTTCTCACCCTACCCCCTGCCCGCCTTCGGGGATATTGCGGGCGGAAACTATATGCAGATCGATTACGAGGGCGGGATAACCTACGCCGGGAATGCCAAGCGCGGCCTCACTCTCAGACCACAGCTTTATGCCGGGCGCATTGGTGGGGTAACCAAGCCGACTTTTGTAACCTACGGAGCAAATGCGGGCTATTCCTTCCCGATTTACAATAACGATGATGAGGAAATGTTCTTTCGTGAGCACATCCCCGGACGCTGGGACGGTGCCAGTGATATAAGCGCCGTATTTGTGTTCTATCTTTCCGGTGCTGAGGATGCCGGGGATAATTTCCGCTTCCAATTGTCCTGGGCCAACAAA